GCGTGAACTACAAGGGCTCGGACGACATCATGGCAGCCATCAAGGGCGCAACGCTCTCATGGGCTACGGAGAAGGACGAGAAGGAAGGCGTGGAGACTCCCGACGACGACAACTCGCAGACGGGCGCGGGCGGCGGTGCGACTGGCGGAGAGCTGGAGGGATGATTCACCATTGAACATTGAACATTGAACATTGAGGGCTGGCGCATCGCGTCGGCTCTCTTTTTTGAACACGAATTGAACGAATTGAACGAATTATGGAGAAACAATTAGACTTGTTTGGCGATGAAGTCATAGAGACCAACGTGAACAGGAAGAGCCGACAAGAAGTTATTGAGGACTACGAGGCTTTCCTCGACAAGCACGACAAGAAGAAAACGACCGACGATTGCTACACACCGCCGGAAGTGTACGAAGTCGTTAAGGAGTTCGCAGGGACATTGATGGACTTGACAGACAAGCAGATTATTCGCCCGTTCTATCCTGGTGGCGACTACAAAGCGGAAGCCTACCCAGAGAACAGCGTGGTAATCGACAATCCGCCATTCTCCATCATTACGCAGATAACACGATGGTACGAAGCGGCAGGCATTAAGTACTTCATGTTTGCGCCACATCTGACGTGCTTTACCTCATGGGCGACTTGCACCATACTGACGGATGCAAACATCAGATACGCAAACGGAGCCATCGTTAAGACATCGTTCATCACGAACTTCATAGATGACCCTCGCGTGTGGCTCTGCCCGTCGCTGAAGAATAAGCTGAACGCAGTCGCAGGAGTGACGGAGCATCCGACGGAGAAGAAGAACTACCCAGCCAACGCAATCAATTCTGCGCAGATAGGCAAGTTTCTCTCCCGTGGTGTCGAATTGAAGATGCCGAAAGACGAGTGTGTGCTCATCGGCAACCTCGACGAACTAAAGCGTGTCGATATGAAGATATTCGGCGGCGGTGTTATCTTCTCAGACCGCATCGCAGAAGAGATGCAGCGTTACAAAGCGTCGTTTGAGCGGGATGTGGAATTGTTTTCCCGTGAGCGTCGCATCGTTGAACAACTTAACAAAAAGGAACTATGACAGTAGATTACAACCCCTACGTCATCATCGACGACGTAACAATGTCGAAGGTCATGGAGTTGCTGAACACGGCAAAGAGCATGGCCGAAAAGAGTTATCCGCATTTGACGAATGACTATGCGAGAGTGATTAAACAAGTCCGTGAGCGTGCCGAATCGTTTACGGGTAGTCAGAACAAACCGAAGACACGAAAAGCATATGGGTGACGAAGAAACAATGAAGATGCTGATGCCCCAGGGCAAAATCAAAATCATGGTAGGCGGTCAGGTGGTCGGCACGACTGCCAAGCCCATTCACATCGTGACTGAGAACTACACCAAGGCCGAAGCGATTGCCGAAGCCGCTGACATCAAGCGGTCGTTTGAAATCACGGGCAATGCCATCGTGCAAGAGCCAAGCCAAGCACTGCGCGACATGTGGAATGACATGATGCGTGGCAAAATGGACGTGACCATTGAGCAAAAGGTCGGCAAATTGCCACGCAAGATGAAGAAAGCGTTGCACTCCAAGCGAATGTCGAAGTGGAAGCGCAAGGTGGCATCGTACATCAATCGTCGGCAGATTCGCATCCGTGACGCTGAAATGGTCGTCACTCCTGACCAATTCGACACGTTAAAGGCTACCATTAGCGGCGGTACTATCGAGCACGGCTGCGTCGTATCGGGCAAACAAATCAGCGAGGCTTTGGAACGCTATAAACATCGGCACAACTGACGCTCTTCTGACGAGTAAACCCCCAACGCATTATTACCCGACATATAGAGGTAGAAAACATATACCTTTTGCCAAAGAAACATATACCTTTTGCCAAAGAAAGGTATAGGTTTCCTGAAAAAAGAAATATAGGTTGAACAATTAAAAACGATACGACAATGAGTAAAGTCAAGTACAGGGTTCGGGAGTACAACCCGACGAGTGCCCGGCAGGGCAGCCACAGCTTCTTTGCCGAAGCAGTAATTAACAACGAAATCACCAACTCCGAGTTGGCTGACAAGATTGCCGCTCGTACTGGTGTAAAGGCTTACGAGGTTACAACGGTCATCGCAGCCATCGCTGACATTATCAGCGAGGAGGTGTTGGAGAGCAACCGCATTAGCCTGGCGGACCACACGGGCACGAAGATGGTCAGCATCTACCCGAAGGTGAACGGCAGCGTGAGTGATGCCGACATCGAGCGCGAGACCACAGCAGCCCACACGGCAGACCCAAGCGTTCCCGTCCGCACCCGTGCCGAGGAAAGCGACCTGACTACCGACCGCCTTAATTGGGTGCTTGGAGCCACGATCGGCGTGAAGTTGGCTTTCCCCTTCGGGCCGCCGAGCTAAACCTTCAGCAAGCAGTTTGCACTGAGCAAGCAGGCTCAAAAGGTTAAGATGGTAGCAACCGACACGGCCATCCCCAACGACGACGAACCCGCACAAGGTGGTAACTCTGGCGACACTGGCGGCGGCAACCAGCAGGGCGGCGGCAGTCAGGACACGGGCTGGGTGCTGGAGCCGTAAAGGATTGAACATTGAACATTTAGGAGCATGAAAAAGAAGTATGTAAAACCTCAGTTTGAGGTGGTGAAAATAGAATCACCAAAAATGTTATGCGCAAGCGGTCGTGGTTATGACCCAGACGCTATGCCATAATCGGCAGACATCGCAATCGACATCGAGAGACATCCGCAAGGGTGCCTCTCGTTTTCTTTGAACACAGATTACACGAATTGAAGGAATGACAAGCGAAGTATTTAATATCGACTGCCTCGAATACATGAGGACTTTGCCCGACAAGGCGTTTCAGTTGGCGATTGCCGACCCGCCGTATGGGATCAATGCTCCGAACATGAAGATGGGCGAAAACAAAGGCTATGTGTCAACGGCCACGAAATGCAAGAAGGGCAGACTGAACTCAGGAGGCGGTAAGTTGAAAAACCGAGTGCTGAATCAGTCGGATTGCTCTTGGGACTGCGAACCGCCCAAGCAGGAGTTTTTCGACGAACTATTCAGAGTCAGCGAGAATGTCATCATCTGGGGCGGCAATTACTTCCATCTGCCACCATCGCGCTGCATCGTCTGTTGGGACAAGGAGCAGCCGTGGGAGAACTTCTCGCAGGTGGAATTGGCATGGACTTCGTTCGACATGCCTGCCAAGATGTTTCGCAAAGGCTCACGCGGTGGCAGCGTTCCCGACATGCGAACCATTGAGAAGATTCATCCGACGCAGAAACCCGTTGACCTCTATGCCTATCTGCTGAGAGTTTTCGCCAAGCCGGGCGACCGCATCTTTGACCCCATGATGGGCAGTCAGTCGAGCCGTATCGCTGCCTACAAGATGGGCTTCGACTACGTGGGTTGCGAACTCGACAAGGAATACTTCGACAAGGGTTGCGAGCGTTTCAATCGTGAGTGCAAGGGCGAAATCGTCACCAAAGACGGAAGCGTCATCAAGCAGATGTCGCTCTTCGCAGACGAGTAAACCCACAACGGCAAAACATCCGATATATGTATCGGCAAAAGCCATTTTGAAATTGGCAAAAGCCGATTTGAAATTGGCAAAAGCCGATAGTTTTTCATCAATTAAAAAATAAAGGTTATGACAGCACTGAAAATTAAAGTGAAAAAGGCGAAAATGGTTCGCAAAATCGAGGGCGCGAAAGTGACGGGCTTCTATGGCCGCGTGGTATCGACCGGCAAAAAGACCTTCGAGGAGGTGGCCAAGGAGTCGGCAAGGAACACCACTCTGCACGAGGCGGAGGCAACGCTGGCAGCCAACTTGCTGCTCGACGGCATCCGCGACCGACTGAAGGAAGGTTACATCGTCGACCTCGGACCACTCGGAACGCTCTACCCCAGCGTCACGGGTCCGTGGAAGCAGGATGCTGACGAGCTCGCTCTGACCGACATGACTCCGAAGGCGACCTACCAGCCCAGCGACGAGATCAACCAGGCCATCAAGGGTGCCACCCTCTCATGGGCTACCGAGAAGGACGAGAAGGAGGGCACCGAGACTCCTGCCAACGGCGACGACAACGGCGGCGACGACAATGGCGGCGGTGGCAATCCGGGTGAACTGGAAGGCTGACCTTCGGGATGTAAGAAGTAAGATGTAAGAGGGCTGATGTGAGCGTCTGCCCTCTTGCTATTGTATAACAATTAAAACAAAAGGAAATATGGCAAATGTAAGCAAGAGCCCAGATGTGAAGTACATCAAGTGGCAAGAAGGAATGAGAGTGACGGGCAAGTTGGAAATGTCGCCAAAGGACTATGGCGAGTATCTTGCACGCTCTGGTAAGCGTCACCACAACATCCTTCGTCGCAAGCGTCTGATGAAGGCGAGCTAACGACCTACGGCGGCAGACGTGCCGCAAGTCGTCACTTGCAAGGCTTTGTCCCTTGCCTGCTGGCGCATCACTGGAGAGGCATCATCTATCGGGGTGCCTCTCCGCTTTTTTAGAAACGAAGAAAATTAAAGGTTTCGGGCTTTGCTCAGGCGCATAGCGGAGTCCAAAACGAAATGAATAAAAGAACTATGAACGAGAAACAAAAGTATCAGAGCGGCATCTACGGCAGAGCCGAGGCACGCTTTGGCGGCAAAATCGCCATCGAACCCGTCCGCTTCACCAATGGTGACGGAATAGAACGACACGGACTCACATTGTCCGAGTTTTACAATGGCAGCGAGGTTGGTTCTACACCGACAGACCAGCGCACCCATGAGCCACAGATTCAACTCGTATTCGACAACATCAAATCGGTGGATTTGATGGAAATGGCACTCGCCACCGTCCGCGAGATGATGAAGCGCGATGCTGAGAAGGCAGACAACCGCGAGCAGTTATCGCCCGAAATGAAGGCACTGCTGAGTCAGAAGGTGGAAGAGCTCGACCTGTCCGTGCGCACTCGCAATCTGCTGAAGTCAAACGGCATCGACACCATTCTCGACATTTGCAGACTGAAGAAAACCGACTGGCTGAAATTCCGCAACGGCGGCAAGAAGTCGCTCACGGAGTTAGACGATTTCCTGACGGCTCACAATCTAACATGGGGAATGAACGTATGAGCTATTGCAAGAAGAAAGGAATCCAGTCGACGGTGTGCTACTGTCTGGCTTGTGAGTATTGCCTGCCACCATCCGAGCGTATCGGTGGCAGAATGTGTGAGAACGAAGTAATGGATAAGGAGGACTGACCTATGACCGAAGAAGAACTGAAAAAGGTACCATTCCGTGAGACATGCCACATGGCTATGGAAGGCGAATACACAACGACGTACATGAGCAAGGACGGACGGCTGGGCTTCTGCGACCATGTGCCACGCGACAAGTATGGCATGGTGAAGAAGGGCGGTCGTGCCGTCCGTCACTTCATGATAGACGGCAAAGTGTATAAGTCGAAGAAGAAATTCCTCGAAGCAATCAAGGACTTCAATCCTTAATTCTTCCCTCTAACATCTTACATCAAATTATGACCGAACAACAACAACAGAAGCAGCGGGCGATTGACCTGCTGGAGAGTAGATACAGGGGCATGGAGAACGTCTGCGAGGCAATCGACATGCGACTGCGTATGTATTTTGAAGACCTGCTGGAGCACTCGTCGGCACGCGAGGATGACCCGAACGACTGGCACGGGCTCTACGAGCTGCTGGGCGCGGCGAAGTTCCTGCGGTGTCTCGACACCTATAACTTCAACACGAAGAAGGTGCAGACGGTGATCCGACTGCGCGAGGGCGAGTGGCGGCAGGACGGCAGCGTGTGGCGGCACATCAGCGGCGGACTGAAATGCCCCGGTATCGCGGGCGGTCAGGTGTATCGCTGGGCACCGTTCCAGGTGTTCGCCCTCGCCAGCATCTACGGCTTCTATGCGTGGATTGACACGCAGATGCCTGCCGGCTCGAAACCCCAACTGCTGCGCACGGAGCGCGAGAAGGACGGCACCATCTGGGACTACAGAAGGCTTTGCACCGACTTTACGCTGACCGGCTCGCGCAAGATTGACAAGACGGGTTTCGGCGGCTTCATCGGCATGGAGTTCATGCTGTTCGAGGACTACAACATGGAGGGGTTCTGCTGTGCCAACTCGGAAGACCAGGCGAAAATCATCTTCCGCCGCATCAAATACCTGCTGAGCGGTCTCGACACGGAGAACCGATTCCGACTGACCGAGAGCCTGGCAGCGTGGCGCGACAAGTACAGCGAGATTTCGACCGCCAGTATCCGACCCATGACGGCAGGCGGCAAGTTCAAGGATGGTTGGTTCGCACAGCTGTGCCTGAAGGACGAGTTCGGTGCGGCACCCTACGCCAACGGCAAGAGCGACATGAAGATGCTGGTGGACGTAATCGAGTCGTCGATGGGTCCGAGGCGCGAACCGCTGAGCGTGACGATGACCTCGGCAGGACGCATCACCGAGGGGCCGTTCATCCAGATACTCGACGGCCTTCACGGTATGCTGGAGCGCGAGCAGAGCATTGCCAAGGGCGAGGTGCAGCCCGTGCTCACGGACGACCGCACGATGACGCTGCTCTTAGAGCCCGACGCATGGCAGAAGGAGGAGCAATACCTTCTCACCAATAAAACGGTGCGGTATAAAGTTAATCCTATGATTGGAACGATTGTGCAGCACCAGTTCTACGACGACCAGATAGCGAAGGCGCAGCGCGACGGCGACACGGGCGAGGTCATCGCCAAGCTGTTTAATGTGTACAGCAGCGGGAAGGTGACGAAGTGGATCACGGGCGACAGGATAAGACCGTTGCAGATAGAGCGCAGGATTGAAGATTGCAAGTATCAGGACGGGTGGCAGACGTTTGTTGGCCTTGATTTCGCCCAAGGCGACGACCTCTTTGCCGTCACCTATATGGCGGTGAACTACACACCGAGCAACACCATGCGAGGGCGTTTCTTTGTAGATACTGACCTTTGGGTGCTGGAAGAGACGATGAAGCATAGCCCCAACCGACCACTCTACGAACAGTGGGAGAAAGAAGGCTGGTTGCACGTGTGCCCTGGTGAGGTGTTCGACAGCATGTATGCCATCAACCGCATAGCAGAGGTGGCAGAGCATGGCGTGAACATCGTGAGCTTTTGCTACGACCCCGCCCAGAGCGTGCAACCCATCAACCAACTGAAGGCATGGTTGCAAACGCTATTCCAGAAGCGTGGCGACATCAGCCCGAAAGACCTTGCCGACATGATTCAGCGCATGGTCATCCCCGTGAGTCAGACCGCCATGACGCAGAACCCCCGCATCGGTGAGCTGGAGCATATGATACTGGAGAAAGAGCCGTGGATGACGTTCTCGATGAACCCGATGATTTGCTGGTGCTTCGGTAACTGTGCGGCAGAAGTCGGCAGCAGCGACCTCAGGCGCATCGTGAAGGGAGGTCCCCAACCCACCCACAAGATTGACTTCGTTCACGGCCTGCTCGATGCACTATACGGGTTTGATCTCAGTGAGGGCAGAATAGAGCAGTAATTATAAAATATCTTAATATTTTGGCATATTGTTTGGAAGTTTGGCGATAAAATGCTTATATTTGCATCGTCAAAACTTAAGTGCGGCAGGAGATGGACGCCGCAAGCGTCCTATTTTTATGCCCAGTGAACAATTAAAGAAATTACAGACTGCGCCGAGTCGGGTCAACGGATAACGCCCCGAAGGTTCTGCACTTAAGACCTTGACAGCTCGTAGCGCAGTCTTTCAATTTATGTCAAAATATTAAGTGTTATGAGTAACGAAGAATTTAAGAAAAAGCAAGAGGAGCAAAGAGCAGCTCACATGCTGATGGTGGAGTTCGTAAAGAGCAATGCCGACCTGATGGCAACCGTATTGGAGCCAATCGTGGCAACGTGGGGAGAAGTGACCTACCCATCATTGAAGGACAACATGGGCGTTGTCAGTCAGGTGTTCGCAGGAGTAGCCTTGGAACTGATAGACCACAACAGCAATCTCGAACCAGAAGATGCCAACAACATGGTGCTGCCAGTAGGTGCAAAGACCATGAGCAGCACCATTGAGGAGTTATCCAAGTTTATTGCTGCCGTTCGCTATCTGTTTGTGCTCTTCATCGACAAGAATATCGACCACCCTGCCATCGACATGGTACGCAGGGCATTCTACAAGTACGAAGCGCAAATGTAAGACTATGGAAGAGATTTGGAAAGACATCGAAGGTTACGAAGGTCGCTACCAGGTGAGCAACCTCGGACGTGTGAGAAGTTTGTCACTCGGAAAGATAGCCAAATTTAGGCGTGAACACGAAGGGCGAGTCCTAAAGCCGTATCTTACAAGGTACGGTTATTACCTTGTGGATTTATATTACGACACGAAAAAGAAACGGCACTACCTCGTACACAGGCTTGTGGCACAAGCATTCATACCGAATCCGGACAATCTGCCTCAGATAAACCATAAGAACGAGCAGAAAACCGACAACCGGTCAGAGAATTTGGAATGGTGCTCACTTGTGTACAATCTTACCTATAACGACCGACCGAAGCGTGTTGGCGTTACGCAAGGCAAGCCTGTAGAGCAGATGGACGAAAACGGAAACATCGTGGCAACCTACGATTCGGCAAAAGAAGCCAGTAGGCAGACGGGTATATATGCGTCTAACATCTCGGCATGTTGTATAGGAAAAAAAGGACACCCGCGAGCTGGCGGCTATCGCTGGAAATTCAAAGAGTAAGTAATTATGCAAAAAGGGGCTGTTTTGTAATCTCTGACTTTACAATTTGGGGTTATCTTATGCAAAAAGGCAAGAAAAAGCATAAAAAGATATGCTAAAACGCAAAATAAATGCGCAAAAACTTGTGCATTTAAAAATATTGTCGTATCTTTGCATCAGAAAAAGAAACAAATAACAAATTAAACCCCAAGACCCGGAAGGGCACAGAGATTATGAAGACTACATCAAACAACAACGAGGTAAGAGAACAAAAGTTTTTCGTAAATGGAATGCGCTACCGCTGCATTAAGACCGTAAAGGGTGCATTTACGAGAGGTAAGGTGTACGAGCAGTGCTCGGATGCAACAGAATACTACGGATGGCTCACTAACAACAAGGGGGAACACCACAGCTGGCCACAGCCGAGCAATATATCTGACCAATGTGGGACATGGGGCTTCGCTCCTGAAGATATTGACCCCCGCGAATATTTCGTAGCTATTGCATAATTTACCAACAATAAGTCAAACCCTAAAAGCATAAGGAACTATGAAACTTTCAACAGCAAAGAAGAATGTGGAGATTCTTACTAAGATGTGGAACCTCGCAAAGGATTTGGAAGAAATGCCTACTGGTAGTTTAGAAGATGCAATCAACGAAGGCATAGCCGAAATGAAGACGCAACTGAGATGGTCGTTGGTTTATCATTTGTCGGAAGACAACGAGACCGACAAAGTGCTATTCGAAGGCTCCGACGCTGACTGCGCTGATTACATCATCGACCACCCAGACCTGAAAGGTCATTGTATTATCAGTCCAAACTACTAAGCCGTATGAGTAAGGAACAACAAGCACAGCGCATGGGGCAGCGTATCACTGCCCTGCGCAAGTTGGAGGGCATCAGTCAGCAGGAACTGGCCGACCGTGCGGGGCTGACCCGTCAGCACATCGGACGCATTGAGAAGGGCGAACTGGTAAGCGTGGCCTACGTCACCATCCAGCAGATAGCCGAAGCCCTCGGCATGACGGTGGACATCATCGACCCAGCACTCGCAGACCTGGCACCGCTGAAACGGCTGACACCACCTATTAAGGGTTCGCTTAGTGAAGCACTCGAAAGCAAGGTTACCGAAACATTTAAAATAGGCGAGTAAATCACACTGAATCATCAATCGAGAGACATCCGAAAGGGTGCCTCTCTTTTTTATATCAAGAATTATGAAAATTATCAAAGGGCTGTGGTATCTTTGCACGAAGAGCCACAGCTATTTTCTCAAAGACCACTGGCACTACTCGCCGATGGACGGCTACCTGAACGGCAGCGACAACAAGCCCCACCGCGTGTACGGCTTTCACCAGAAGTATTTCACAGGCGGTGAAGAATGGAGATTTAATGTACCAAAATAAAAGAAAACTATGATTATCGTAAAGACTCAGACCGGCTCTCATTTCGTAAATAACAAGGCGGTGCGGAAGGTGTGGCATGACAAAAACAATGCTAAGGTGTGGATCATCGACGCGAACGGTGGCATCGAAAACATTGCTGATGTAGAGATGGTGGTCTATACCAGTGACATGATGAAGGTTGACTACCAAGACAAGGGTAGCATGGTGGAGTATCTGGAGCAGCAGCGCAGCGAACTGCGCAACCTCCTTGAGCGGTATCGTGCGAAGCTCCGCGACTATGGCTGTGAACTATGAGTAAAACCCCAGCGTGATAGTGCGGGGATAGTGTGTAACAATTTAAATTGAAACGATTATGAGTAAGAAGACTTTTCAATTGGTGAGTGCAATCGTCGGTGGCGTGCAGGCCATCGCAGTGGCTGTGGTGACATACACCGCGCCGGAGTATAGTGCGGCCATCAATGGCGCAATCGTAGTGATTGGCACGGCTGTGATTGAGGCTTGTGCGCAGTTTGTAAAGACCGATGAAGCAGGGAAATGACATGAAATGGTGGCACATCCCCATCGGTATAGTGGTGGGGATGGTGGCCGTCGGTCTGCTGATGTGCTCGTGTAAGTCGGTGGAGTATGTGCCGGTGATTCAGCACGAGACGCACCACGATTCGATTTATTTCACGCAGGTGCAGCGCGACTCCATCTGGCAGCACGACTCCATCCTGATAAAGGACCGAGGCGACACGGTGTGGGTGGAGAAATGGCACACGAAATATGTGGAGAAGCAGGTGCACGACACGCTATACCAGTCGAAGACAGACAGCATCCCAGCACCTTATCCAGTTACGGAATATGTAGAAAAGAATCTATCGACGTGGCAGGTGGTGCTGATGACCATCGGCACGCTGACTCTGATGGGTATTATAGTATTTGTTGTTTTGAAACTGAAACGATTCTTACCATGCCGATGAACAACTACAGCGACCCGAATGCCGTCTGGCGCAGGACTGGTTACGACCCATACAAGGGTATGACTGAGGACGAAATGACGAAGGTGGGTGCCTACAGGGGGGGCAGCCTTCGTGGGAATAATAATACTTGCTTTAGTTATTTATATAATATTGAATTGAATTGCTAACGCCGTGAGGCGCGCACTACTGAAAACAAAAACGATATTCATTTGTTAACAGGGGCAACAGCGGTTGCCCTTTTTATTTTTGGTAAACCTAAAACGCATTTTTCTTTGGTTGGTAGTAAGTTTTAAAACAAAAGAAAAATGGGAATCTCAACAAAAGTAAAACAGGTAAAGACAGATGGTACTCGTTCGTTCTGGCTTAGCAGATTAACGTTCATCATCTGCTTTTTCGTGTCGGTGGGACTGATTATAGGCGGTTTCTTTGTTCCACCTATGGGCATTATCGACGGCTCTGTACTAACCGCCGTGGGAGAGCTGATGCTGTTCCCAACGCTACTGTACGCTTTCCGCGCCTTCGAGCTTGGTACCAAGATCAAGTTCCAGAAAGGCGATGCTACGATTGAGGTTCATCGACATACCGAAAACGAATATAACGACACCCAACAATAAGCTATGGCATACGAATCGTTAAAGGAAGAGATACGGCAACACATCAAGACCAACGGGCAGAACGAGATCACCGGCCAGATTCTGCAAGACGTGCTCATCGACATGGTGAACCAATACCCGTCGTTGGATGGGTATGCCACACAGCAATGGGTAGAGAATCAGGGCTACATCTCAGAAGCTGACCTTACGAACTATGCCACGCAAACGTGGGTAGGCCAGAACTTCTTGGCATTGAATGGCGGTGGAACCATATCGAACAATAACGACTACAGTCTGAACATTACGGAGAACGGCTTGCGGTTTTATTACAACGGTTCCGTAGTAGCCAGTCTGTTGGTATCTAACACACCTGACGGTCCCGTGCTTGACATCAGTAGCGATACGACTATAGGTGGATATACAATCTGGAACAGCGGCAACCTCAACCCGTCTGACTACATGCTCAGCTCGACAGCTGTCATCAATAGCGTAACTGGTGACGAATTGGGTCACTTGACGCTGACAGGTCCTAACTTTTCGGCAACCGTTCTCGACTTCAGTCACCAGCACCGTTGGGAGGAATTGATTGATGTGCCCACCACCTTGCGCGACCTTGGCATTACTGAGGAGTATTTGCTGTTGTCAGGTGGTACGATGACTGGTTCGATACGATTCCCAGCCGACCAAGGTATAGTTCTTGATATTGACAATTCCATCCTTGTGGATAGTACTGATTCATCTTTGTGTATCAGCGCATACGATTCTGTCAAATTCTTCATCGGCAATACTGAAAAGGTAAGCATC